TTCAGGGAAAGACCCTTATCAACATTGTACAGACTTCTTATCAAGAGTTCAATATATGGTAGATAATGGAGTTAGTGATGAAGACATAGCTAAATCTATGGGTTTAACAATGGAACAGTTTAAAATAGAGAAATCATTTGCAGTTATAAATGATATGACTAAACAAGGAAAATCGGAAAAAGAAATAGCAGATGCTCTAGGAACTACAACAACTAAAGTAAGACTTCAAAAGACTATGATTAAAGATGGCCATAGAGCTGTAGAAGTTGAGATAGCCAAAGACCTAAGAGACCAAGGATATTCTCTAAATGAAATAGCTAAACAAATGGGATATTCTAATGACTCTTCAGTAAGAAGTTTATTAAACGCTGAATCAGAAAGCAGAATGAAACAAGCTGAGAAGACTGCTGATTTCTTAAGAAAACAAATAGAAGAAAAAGGTATGATAGATGTTGGTACCGGTGTTGAGAGAGAATTAGGTATATCTAAAGAGAAATTAAACCAAGCTTTATATATGTTAGAAATGGAAGGCTATCATGTATACGGTGGGGGTGTAGCACAAGTTAACAACCCCGGTAAACAAACCAACCTTAAAGTATTAGCAGCACCCGATAAGCAACACAAAGATATTTATAACTATGAAAATGTTAAGTCTATAGCAGAATACCATTCACATGATGATGGTCAAACATTTGAAACATTCCATTATCCAGCTTCTTTAGATTCTAAGAGATTAGCGATAAGATATGCTGAAGATGGAGGAATAGATAAAGATGGACTTGTTGAATTAAGAAGAGGCTGTAAAGACCTAGATCTTGGCGGATCTAACTATGCACAAGTTCGTATAATGGTTGATGGTACTCATTATATTAAAGGAATGGCTGTATATTCTGATGACCTACCAAAAGGTGTAGACGTAATGTTCAACACTAACAAAACAAAAGACAAATCTAAAATGGAAGTACTAAAACCTATAAAAGATGACCCGGATAATCCATTTGGTTCTTTAATCAAAGCTGGTGGACAAAGTTTCTACACAGACAAAGATGGTAATAAGAAGTTATCATTGATAAACAAAAGAGCAGAAGAAGGAGATTGGGGTGAATGGGCCGATAAACTTCCTTCACAATTCCTTTCTAAGCAAAACCTTAAACTAGTTAAACAACAATTAGGATTAGCGCAAGCTGATAAGCAAGCTGAATTCGATGAAATCATGTCATTAACAAATCCTACAGTTAAGAAAGCTTTATTAAAATCATTCGCAGATGACTGTGACTCTTCTGCTGTACACCTTCAAGCTGCAGCGCTACCAGGACAGAAGTACCAAGTAATACTTCCAGTACCTTCAATGAAAGACAACGAAGTATACGCACCTAACTATGAAGACGGATCTAAGGTCGCTTTAGTAAGATATCCTCATGGAGGACTATTTGAAATACCTATCTTAACTGTTAATAATAAACAAGCAGACGCTGCTAAAATGATAGGTAAGAACCCATTAGATGCTGTATGTATAAACTCTAAAGTTGCAGAACGTTTATCAGGAGCAGATTTTGATGGAGATACAGTTATGGTTATACCTACAGGTAAAGGTAATGTTAGTATATCTAATAAACCGCCTTTAAAAGCATTAGAAGGATTCGACCCTAAGATGCAATATCCTGAGATACCAGGAATGAAGTACATGAAGACTAAGACTTCTGATAGTACTCAAGTAGAGATGGGTAAAATTTCAAATCTAATAACAGACATGACATTGGCTGGAGCTCCTGACGATGAGATAGCTAGAGCAGTTAAACATTCAATGGTTGTTATAGATGCAGGTAAACATAAGCTTAACTATAAACAAAGTGAGAAAGACAACAACATAGCAGAACTTAAGAGAAGATACCAAGGTCATATAGATGAAAATGGTAGATACCGTGAGGGTGCAGGAACAATCATATCCCGTGCTAGTTCTGAGACTTCTGTTGTTAAGAGACAAGGTTCTCCTATCATAGATCCTAAGACAGGCAAACAAACATGGAAGACAGTAGACGATCCAACATATGAAAAGACTTACACTACTAAGTCAGGTAAAGAAGTAACTAAGACTGTAACTAAGATGCAAAGAAGTACTAAGATGTATGAGACTGATGATGCATTCACACTAGTAAGTAAGATGAGAA